GCAAAGCTTTTGGCCATTTCAACGCACTCTTGAGCTTTTGCGGCTGTTGGTGCTGTTACTGTTAGCTTTAACGCTAAAACTAATGCTTGGTAGTCATTTTCTATTTCCATTATTTTTGTCCTTTTGTTGGTTGTGGTGCTATTTTTGGGAATACCTTGCGAGCATAACGCGCCGCGTCTAGCGCTATGGATGGATTACGCGCCAATTGTTCAAGCGTGATATCTGAAATGTTTGGGTTGAACTCCAAGCCTGCGTTTTTAAGCGTGAAGGTTATACGGCGGCGTATCGGCGCAACTATGTTATTCGTTACGTATTTTATACCGGTAGGGCCGATTGAATGGGACAGTTTGAATTGTGGCTTTTCCATGGTCTTGTTCCTTTGTTGGTTTAGTTTTGAGCCATTGGCTCAAGATTGCATGGGCAGATTGTCGCGCCGTGTTTTTCGATATTGGCGCGGCTTGTACGTGCGATGTAACCGCAATCGCTGCATGACATTTTCACCATGCGCGTCGTTTGCTTTTTACGTTTGGTTAAATCAACGGCGGCATGTGGGTAGTCACCAAGGTTGGCGATTATGGGCGCGACAGACTGTTTAAACGCGTCCCCGGCGACCGTTGCCGTCATTTTGCCAGTCAATCCAATTGCAAGCGCAGTGCGTTTAAACGGTGCCCCGTGCCCGGCTGCTATACCTTCAATTGCGTGGACCATTTCGTGCGCCAGGATTGCCAGCACCTCAATGGGGTCGTCTTGGGACATGCTTATCAGCATCTCAGCGGTACCGTCTGCGCTGGCTGAGGGGTCAAAGCATTGGCCGATTACGCCTTTGGCGTTTTTTCCGCTGGCCCGGCTTGAAGGCCAACTGCATGAAACGCGCCATTTCTCAGGCAGTGATTTGTCGAGTGGCGCAAAGAGTGCTGCTTCTAAATCTTGCGCGGCTTGTGTTAACCATTGTTCTCTGTTCATTTTGATTTCTCCCGTGTTGTTTTGATAATTTGATATTAGATAAGGTGTTCACGTTAGTCAACTGCTTTATTTAATAATGGTGAAAATAATTTGCTTTAATTGGTTAGCGGTAATATTTAATCGATTAGATTATCAGGGGAACCCAAGGGAATGAGTAAGAAATTGACAGCGCGACAACTGAAATTTACCCGCGAATACGCTGTAGATGGCAATGGAACTCAAGCGGCAATTCGCGCTGGTTATGCGCCAAAATCTGCGAGAATTGAGGCTTCACGTCTGCTAACAAACGTTAACGTTGGAAATGCAGTCGCCAAATTTCAAGAAAAACATCGCTTGAAAACCGAAGTAACAATCGAAAGTTTGGCCGCCGAATTAGAGCATGACAGGGAAAGAGCGCGCCAACTAGATCAAACATCGGTCGCTGTTCAAGCAACTATGCACATCGCAAAATTGCATGGATTGGAAATAAACAAGAACGAAAACAATGGGTTAACCAAAATTGAAATAATCCGTTATAGTGACGACTGACCGGAATGGTAGTCGCCAGGATACCGAATAATTGGAAGCCGCGTGAAAGCCAGCGGCCCTTGTGGGACTACCTTGAAAGGGGCGGGCGTCGAAGCATCACCATTGCGCATCGCAGGTGGGGGAAGGATGACGTTTTGCTGCACCGCGCAGCCGTCGCGGCAATGACACGCCCAGCAACGTACTGGCATGCGCTACCCGAATATGAACAAGGTAGACGCTCATTATGGACGGCGGTTAATCCTCACACTGGCAAGCGTCGCATAGACGAGGCATTCCCGGAAATCATTAGGGCCGGTAAAGACGAGCAGGCAATGATGATAAAGTTTGTGAATGGCTCCACATGGCAAGTAATTGGGAGCGACAGGTATAACAGTCTCGTCGGTGCTGGCGTCGCTGGTGTCACGTTCTCCGAATGGGCGCTATGCAACCCGGCAAGCTGGGGATATATCAGCCCTATGCTAAGAGAAAACAACGGCTGGGCGGCGTTCATTACGACGCCGCGCGGTAAGAACCATGCGCATACGATGTACAATCAGTTCAAGAATGATCCCGATTGGTTCGCTGAGATATCAACGGTAACCGACACCGGGGCATTCGACGCTGATGAACTGGTAAAGATACGGCAAGAATACGTCGCTTTATACGGCGATGCATTCGGGAATGCCCAATTCGATCAGGAGTACATGTGCAGTTTTGAGGCGGCAATCTTAGGTAGCTATTACGGAAGCGAACTAGCGGCGGCACGGGCCGACAATCGCATATGCCGTATAGACTATGACGACACGCTACCCGTGACTACGGTATGGGATATCGGATACACCGACGACACCGCAATTCTATTCGTTCAAGTGCTGGCGGGCGAAGTGCGCATTATTGACAGCTATCACGCCAGCGGAAAGGACTTGGCGCACTACGCGGGCGTGATACGCGGCAAGCCCTATGAGTACGCCCGACACTGGCTACCCCATGACGCCCAGGCCAAGACACTGGCGGCGGCTGGGCGGTCAGTATATGAGCAGATGACAAAGGACCATGGCCTTGAGAACGTCACGATATTGCAAAACCGGAATACTGAGCAGCAAGGTATCATGGCGGTCAGGCAGCTATTCCCGCGCCTATGGATAGACGAACGCCAGGACCACTTCATAAGCGCCATAGGACAGTTTCAGCGGGCATGGAACGACAAAACCAAGACGTTTACCGATACCCCTGTCCATGACTGGACGAACCACTTCGCCGACACGCTGCGCTACCTGGCATGGGTATGGAAGGAGCCGGTTAAGAGGAAGGCCCCCGTCCAGAACCCCACACTAAGCATCGGCAGTAGCTCGACCATGACAATGAACGACCTAATTGACTTAGTGGGCAAACGTCGTCACCAATACGATTAAGTTGCAATTATTCTTGAATTCATGCCATTATTGCAATAGAGGGCATTATGAATAAGACTATGAAGCCAAAGAAACCAAATAATAGTGGCATGGTTGCCGCGTTGATGGGCACAACCAACGGGAAACCCAAGAAGAAGGGCGGCTATGCAGGATAATTCATACCAGTCTGAAGAAGGCACCCTGGTCACGCCAGAGGATGCGGGTAAAGGCGCACCCGGCGTTGTTGCGCGGTGGATTGCAGAGTTAGACCTGAGCGATAAGGTTGAAGCAAATTGGCGATCTCGCGCAAAGGACGTGGCTGCTCGATACCGCGACGAGAAGTCCAAGTCGAGCCAAGGCGGGCGCTATGGCGGCGCAAACCGCTACAACATCCTGTATTCCAACATCCAAACGATCTGTCCGGCGTTATACAACCAGTCTCCCAAGCCTGACGTGCGTCGGCGCTACCGTGACGCTGACCCGGTCGGTAAAGTAATCTCCGACGTTCTGGAACGCGCGTTGTCTTACACGATGGACGAGTGCAACTTCGATCGCTACATGAGAATGGCTGTGAAAGACCAGCAACTATGCGGTCGCGGCGTCACACGGGTACGCTATGACCCGGTGTTCGCAGAGGAGCCTGACGACGAAGGCGGAATGTACGACGACCTGAAAGGCGAAGAGGTCAAGTTTGAGCATATCAACTGGGCTGACTTTCGCCATGGCCCAGGTCGCATCTGGGAGGAGGTCGAGTGGATCGCCTTTCGGCATTTGATGACCCGCGACGACCTGCGGTCCAAATTCGGTGAGAAGATTGGCGACGAGGTTACGCTGGATTACTCACCAATCGGCATGGAAGACAAAGACGGCGACGCTGTAGCCGATACGTTTAAACGCGCTACGGTCTGGGAGATATGGTCACACCGCGACAAGGAAGTGATATTCATATCCAAAAGCCTGAAAGAGCGGCCCCTGAAGGTCGATCCAGACCCGTTGCAATTAAGCAACTTCTTTCCGACGCCGCGTCCCATCTACGCGACTGAGAACACTGACAGCCTTGTCCCCGTCGAGCCATTCCGGTTCTACAAGGACCAAGCCGACGAACTAGACAACATCACGCGTCGGATTAGCGGGATCATAGCAGCCTGTAAGGTGCGTGGCATTTACGACAGCACCATCACAGAGATGTCGAACCTGATGGATGCCGGTGAAAACATGATGATCCCGGCGCAGGATGTGTTGCCTCTGATGCAGTCTGGCGGCCTTGGGAACGCCATCTGGATGTGGCCGATTGAACGGATTGCGGGCGTCCTGGGAGACCTATACAACCAGAGAGAGCAAATAAAGAAGACAATCTATGAAATAACCGGCATTGCCGACATTATGAGAGGTTCGTCGTCATCGTCGGAGACTTTAGGCGCACAGCAACTCAAAGTGCAATTTGGCACGATGCGCCTGGACGACATGAGCCGCGACGTCCAACGCTATGCCCGTGATCTGATCCGCATAGCGGCAGAGATCATCTCAGAGCAATTCCAACCCGACAGCATCGCCATGATGACCGACGTTAAGCTGCCCAGCCAAGAAGAGAAGATGCAGGCGCAACAGCAAGCTCAGATGATGGCGCAGCAGCAGCAACCTATCCCAGGGATGCTTCAGGAGGTGCTAGACAAGCCCACTTGGGAAGAATGTTTGCAAGTATTGCGCGACGACAAGCAACGCTCTTACCGTGTCGATATTGAAACTGACGCGACTGTCTCTGGTAATCAGGCGGCTGACCAAGAGGCTATGACGGGATTACTCCAGGGTGTTTCCACTTTCATTGGCAATGCTGGCCCGGCGGTTGCTGCTGGTTATCTGCCATTAGAGGCGGCAAAGTCGATGTTAATATCAGCGGTGCGTCGATTTAAGATGGGCCGTGAAGTCGAAGATGCTCTGGATATGATCGGCGAAGATCAACAGGGCGGCGGAGATGAGGCGGCGCAACAACAGCAACAAGCAGCCCAACAGGCTGAACAGCAAGCAGCCCAACAAGAGCAAGCTGCTGCCGCACAAGAAGCGCAGATGAAAATGCAGATGGACCAGCAGAACGCTGCCCTTAAAGCACAAGAGGTGCAGCAGAAGGCGCAGCTTGAGCAAGCCAAGATGGAACTGGAATCGTCTTCCAAGCAAGCCGACATGATGATGGCTGAGA